GTTTCTCCCGGGTTTGGTTAGCGCGAGAAGTACGGTTGATTGCCGAACCACTTTTTTGATTGTTTTCATCAGTCATTTTATTACTCCTTCACGTATTTCGCATATTCACTCAGCGGCACACCCAATTTTTTCGCTATTGCGACTTGGCTCGGGGTGAGACGAACCTTTTTCCCACTGCGCCCAGTTGATGTTCTTGATGCGCCAACAACCGTCTGAGCGGGCCGTTTGTTCGCGGAATTTCCGGCATTTACGAACTTACTCGAAATGCGACGGTCAAGTTCAGTATAGTAGTCATCGCTCGTGGGGTCAAACCCTTCTTCTTCTACGAGCTTTTTATGTATACCAAAGGCCGCGTAAGTCATGGCCTCGTCTTGACCAAACCAGCTATTTTTCATAGCCCAAGTCTCAGCTTTAGGGTCTGGACGTTTAGGGGCTTGAGCCGGCATAGGTTGTCTGGATTGATGCTCTGCCGCGGCCTGTTGTTGCTGTTGCGCTCGATCTTGTTGCGCTTTTGCTTGATTTGCACGGTCTTGCTGAATAGCTAGATTTGTAAGGGTGCGTTGCGCTTCAACAGTCGCCTTACTGTCCCCTATCTCTATTGCGCGGGCAAGAGAGCTTTCAGCTTGTTCCATCTGAGTATTAACGCGGTTAGTGTACTCGTTGACGTAGTTCGTGTCCAAACTGGTCATTCTTTGCTTTAACGTTTGAGACTCGGTTTGAACAGCTTGAGCGTACTTAACCGCTTCTTGCTCACGCCTCTCGGCTTCGCGCATTTTTTTGGTTAAACGGTCGATCCTTTTTTGAGTGGATGTCTCTGCTTTAGCAAATTGATCCTCCGATCCGCTGTCTTCCGACGCGGATGTTTCTTCCTGTTCAACCTCGATTTCAGTTTCTTGGTTTTCACCAACGTCTAATTCGACTTGGTTTTCTTCATTATCAGCCATATCTTACCTCGTTTATAAATGCTGTATGTCTTCAGGGTCCAAAATAGTCGCAAGTATCTCATCATCATTGAGTATGCGAACTTCTCCCCCATCGATTTGTAGGCGTGAGCCCGCATAACGGGCAAATAATACCCACTGCTTCTCCTCGCACCACGCGCCTTCAGGGAATTTGTCACGGTCTTTGTAAGCAAGAGGACCGACTTTTAGGACATAACCTACCTGTGTGGATATTTGACTTTTCTCTTGGACTTCATTGGGGATAAATATACCACCAGCAGTCTTTGCCTTACCCTGATAAGGTAAAATGAGAATACGCCATCCAGTAGGGGCAGGCATTCTTTCCAGAAGACTTGCGTCTAATGCTTCTGGGTTTAAACGGGGGTTTTCGACGTAAGCGTCGGCAAGATTAGCTTTTTCAGCTTTTGCATTTGCCTCTGTAATAGCAGCCACACCTTCGGCGGCGGCGGACAAATCAATTTTAGTAGACTGTTTAGTCATTGGATCGCTCCTGTTTATCTAGCAGGCCCTTGAGTTCCTGTTCCACGTGATTTAGACACTCCATGTTGCCCATAAGCTCACGATATTGCTCCATTGATTTGACATTTCCGTAGATCATCAAATCCGTAACCCCTTGCCGTCTTTCTCTCAAGATACGAAAAACAGCCTCGGCCACATAAATCTCATCCATTCCCACCTCTTATATTATCGAATAATGTACTATATTATCCTAGCACAACTTATATGAGATATGCTAGGACTATCTGTATATTTATGCGATTAATTAAGAAGCACTAAGCCAATCGTATATTTTTTTAGTTTGCTCCATACGATCATCTAGTCCGTGATACCCGCCATTCACACGTTTACTAATACGTTTAATGGTGTCATCTGTTACGCCTTCGTCAGCGATGTTAAAAAGTTTATTCTTCTTAAAAAACCATAAAGCAGTTTCAAAAGCGTAATCTGTAGCCGCTAGATCAGGGTCAGTCATTACTTCGGGTAAACCCATATCACTAGAGAAAGAGCGGTAATTTGCCTTACCGGTTAATTGTAAAAATCCTCGACCGATAAAATCTTTAGCATCTTGCTCCGTGAGGTTTCCAAGTGATTCTCGTAAATATACTTTACCTGCGATCTTACTTGGCTGTCTTTCGTACTCTTTAGCTTCCTCTTCCGTAAACCTGCTAGGCCAAGTCCGCATAAGAGCTTCCCAACCGTAGTTTAGGTTTTCTCGGCAAAGTCTAAATCCGCCGCTTTCGTGAGCAGCTTGCCCCAGTAGGTGCGCCCCATGTTCAGGGGACAACTCGTAGTGAGATACAATAGCTCGTGCCGTATTTGGTCCGAAGCCTCCGTCGGGCGTAACCCCACATCTTTCTTGCAGTAGTTTTAAAGAGTCACTCATTTTGTAATTCCTTGTTTCTTTTCGTAGCTACGGAGTCCGCCCAAACCGAGCATACCCATCATAACAGTCATCAAGCTACCCATATCAAACTCGGGTAGCGCGGGTATGTCAACTCCAGCGGCAGTTACACCAAACACAATCAATGGCTGTAAGACAAAGTGATATGCAAAAGCAACGCCACATACCCAACCTATGAACGGTCGCCATCCACCTTTGAATAAAGAACCCGATGCAGCTTCGGCTTTGTTTATTTCTAACTGCCCCATTAGCGCCTGCTGGGCATGATTGTCGGACATTGTGGCGATCTCATGGGCTAACTTGGCCTTTTGATCTTTGTCCTCAATAACTTTGTCTAGTAGCCCACTAACAGGCCCTATCAAATTACTTACTAAACTCATCATTATTTATTTTCCTTCCCTTTTGTGTAGGCTTCCTTGCCATAAAAGGCGGCAACTATAGCAGCTACAGAAACAAAATACACACCAGCGATAGAAGCTAGTGATTTCATGGCTTCGTCAAGACTAGCCAAGTTACAGAATATAATAGCAAAAGGATACAATAACATTCCAAATAACGCAAACCACGCCATCTTGCGCTGGGCATCTCTTTGTGCATCGTCATCGGCCATTTTCAGTCTTTTATCTTCCAAGGCTAGTTTGTCCCATTCAGATTTATCTATGTTGCCGTCTCCATTGACATCAAATTTTTTAAATTCATCCATACTTATTTCTCCTAGTCTGAAAGAGGGTTATCTAAAGCCCTCTGTAATTTATCCAACAATTTATCTTCTAAGTCTTTCATCTCAGCATCTTGATTTGATCGTAGTCGTTCACGTTGTGCTTCGAAGCGAACTTCTGCGTTGTCAATCATAGTACGGACTTTGTCCTCAGATTCACGTACCATGTCCTCCACACGATCCGTCTGCTTCTCAATGCTCAATATGTCCGAACGTAATCCATTCTTAATGTCACGACTATATTCTACGGATTCTTCTACTTTTTCCGCAATACCCGTGACTTTTGCATCCATAACATCCATCGCTTGTTGATAAGCTCCGAGGTCTAGCCCCGCGACCTCTTCAATCTTTTGATACATAACGAAGCCACCGTATAGCCCACCTACCACGGTAGATAAGAATGCAAATATAGCCATAATTGATCCAAACGACATTTTCATGCCCCCTGTTTTAAACTCACGATCTGCAAGCCCATCGATGTTATCTGCTATCTTGGTAGTGTCCATTAGTTTTCAAACTCCATTTCGCCACCGGCATTCTGTAGGTTCTTCAGTGCCTCTAGCTCATCACGTAGCTTTTGTATCTCTAGCCTACGTTGTGCCAACTCTATCTGGTAAAGATCATCACAGTTAATACGAGCCTTTGGTTTATCTAAAGGAATAACAATACGTGCATACACACCTATATCTTTGCCCCGACTATTAGTATTTAACCCTGATAGTACGCCTGTTACCCCGTACTCTAAGTTCACACCGCCACCTACAGCGTTACTGCACCGCGTATTGCCTGTAGAAAAAGAGTCCGACTGGTAGTTCATTGGCGGGCTGGGTAATGCAAGCGAAAGAGAGCTACTGTCTGCTACAACAGAACTAGATAATAAACAAAGGGCTACTATTAATCTCATGCAGGCTCACCATCTAGCCTTGAGCATATCCTAGAAGAAACAAGAGTTCTGGACTGGTTAGTCTTCCTTACCTTTGACGTTGTGCATAGATACACAGCTTCAGGCATATCTCTTTTTCTTATGTACACATCAAAAGCTTTATGTTCTTTGTACTCAACTTTCATAATTCTATATGTTGTAGAAAAAGGAATGTTCATCCAGTTTAAATCAAACAAATCAATCTGATAATATTTTATCTCTTCCCTAGAATTAAATAGAGACATTTCTACTTTAACTACATTTTTAATGTGAGTTGTTTTTACTTCGGGATAAGCAGGCGTCATTTCGTGCGCAGACGCACCAAAAGTAACTAGCGAGCCTATCGTAATTATCCTACTTAGCAATGCAGGTTGCCTGTACGACGGCCGTATAAGTGCCTCCCGGTAACGGTTTAGCTGAACCATAAGTCGCACTGGATGCAGTGCTAAACCAAGTAGACCCTGCAAGCGTAAGGTTAAAGTTTGTAGTATTGCCAACTACTGTCTTAGCGGCTTCGTAGGCTGACATGCCAGAAACAGATGTTTGTGTAACACTTGTACTACCCGTCCATGCTAATGTATCTGTCAGAGAAGGTGACGAGCTAAACGACGTTGGGTGTGTTATACTAGCTATATAAGCATCAGCGATCGAAACGTCATACCTCATTACAGGTAGTACACCACCGTCAGCGGGAGTGGTGCTTAGTTTGCTGGCAATCGGGTTGCCGTATGAACCCGCTTTAGTTGTTTGAATAACACATTTAGCCTCTACACTACCTGTAATCTCGACGTTAGCTAGTGCAGGAAATGCAAGAAGTGAAAGTATTGCTATAGAATATTTCATATTAAACCTCATTTGTTATACTGCATATCGACCATTTGTTCGTGCAGAATCTGTTGTGCTAAGTTGTTGCGCAAGGCTTTCTTGTTGTCAGCTATCTCTGAATCAGCAAGACCGGGGGCGTCAGCATACACGCCTCCATTGATAGACGCATTGTAGTACATAGCTATATTAGTCTGTTGGTTAATAGCCATTATAAGATCGTCTTGACCTTGTGCCTTAAATAAGGTCAGTGCGTTGGCAGACGCTGTTAGACCCATTTCAATCCGTGTCTCTTCTTCTTCCTCTTCTTCAGAAAGAATTAAATTACCATCTTCATCATATTGGAACTCGTCAGCTTCTAACGTTTCAACAACAGCATCGTCCTCCAGCGCATCATACACCTCTATCACAGGGAGAACAGGCATGGGCTTTACATATCCCGGACATGAAGGATTTGATTGTGGTTCAAAACATTCATCAATTCTGTAGTTATATATAACTACCGCGTCCTTAACAGTTCCTGTGCCCTCAACATCTATAAAACCATCGCCCCACTTAGTTGCTGATATGTTAGCTAAAGGAAACGACTTTACAATTGTATTTCCGGGAACTCCTGACCAGTCGTCTGTTTCTTTAAATATATAGCCATTACCGTCAGCATTCTTATTTCCAACGTGGACTTTCATGTCATCTTCTGGTCTTTTGACAGTAGTGTATCTATATAAGAGACCATTAATATCAATGCCCGGAATATCAGGCAACACCGAAGTCATCCCCCAACTTAATGCGGTGGATGCGGCATTTCCCGTTGACCCATAACTATAGGGATCACAAGAAGAGTAAGAAGGCCAGAGTGCTAATAATAACACTAAGACCTGTTTTTGTTTCAACGTTTTCATTGAAAATCTTTCTCATTGGATTGTTTTGCTCACGTTCAATAGTTTCCTTAACAGCTTCCATTTCCCATGCTAGTCTAGCTTTATCGCCCACCAACCCATCCTTGGGACAGGGCGTCCCCGCGTTGAGCATGGCTTCAAACACTCTTTCGTCTTGGCACATTACGGATACGGCTGCAACTTTCATCCCCATATCGTACATGGTTTTGGCGTTCTTTAATTTTTCACAATTCATATCCCGTACAGTTCTACCCGCTGAAATACCTAGAATTTGTGTTTGCACGGCTCCTGCTACACCTACAGTACATAGATCAGAGTTAGTGGCGCTTATGTTTGGAGTAATAGCCGAGGGCGGCGGACTGTTAATAGTGGTATCCATCGACCCATTAGAAGTAATTGTACTGTTGGTATCAGTACGAATTGTGTCATCGGCAACAACGTGGGTGCCGATTAAGATAAACATTAAGATAAGTAGGGCTCTTAACACATCTAACTCCGCTTAAAGACACTTGTACGAGGCGCCGAGTTGTTTTGAACCAATGATTCAATGCCCGAGCTTTGCAACTGTTGTGGCGCTATGTACGGAGTAAAAGGTTGAATAGAATTTGTTTCTAATACAGGAGTGTTACTATACATTCCATACGTTCGTCCTTCTATCGGGCGCATTTTTACAGGAGCCGCCAATTGATTTGTAGGTCTTAAACTCTCACCGGGAACCACAGGAAGTTGAGATTGAAAAAGGTTTCCACCACCACCGTTTTCACCCACAGCACGCGTAAAGGCGTTGGGGTTGGGGTAAGGGCTTTCAACAGGTTGTAAAGGCATATCAAAAAATGGATTACTGCGAAGTAAGGGGGCGGTAGGAGGTGCTGGAGTTTCTGGAAACATAGGTTCGTCCCCAAAATCCCGTTTTACCTTCTCCGCAAAAAATTCATGGATTTCGTCCATGTCGGGGTCAAGACGAGGCGCATCTTCTTCGCCCATAGCCATAGTAGTAACCATGCCTTCGTCAGGGGGTACCGTTTGTCCACCATCTTCTTCCCCTACCATCATAGTAGTAGCTTCCAATTCTCTGATCTTTTCCAACATTTGTTCTTGAGACGGCTCAGAAAAAGACGCATCCTCTTCGCCCATAGCCATCGTAGTAGCTCCAAAAATGTCTCCTGAGTCTGGTTCAGAGGCACTCTTAAAATTACCCGAGCCCGAATCGTAAGTACCCATTAAAGTTTGTGTAGTGTTGTTGTTAACGGTAAAGGAACCCGGAGCAAGGTCATAATGTTCTTGTACGTTAGCTATTGCTCTCTCCAAGCTAGTTCCTTCGTGCCCCGGCCTGTAGTCTCCCATGTTATAGGAGTTTCCGTCGTGTACAAAGGAGTAAGACTGGCTTTTTACTTCTCCACCTTCGGCATAATTACGCGGATAAGCATAATTTAAGCTTTTATTTATCATTGTGGTTGCCCCCTTTGTTTTAGAAGCTCACGTTGCATGGCCGACTGAATACGCTTATCGGTTTGCTCTTCTTGAGACTGTAACCGTTGCGTAAATTGCTCGCCACGCATCTGCTGATTCTGTGCATCCAACTCCAATTTGGCTTGATCGATCTGCGTATCCGCCTGATCTGCCGCCGCTTTTTGTTGTAATTCTTGCTCTTTAAGCTGAACCAGTGGATCAGGAGCGCCTGCCCCAGACAGTTGACCAGACAACTCTTTAAGCTGTTGCAAGCCTTCCGCAATAAACTGAGCTGTCATTTGCTCTACTTGTAGCATTTGCTCTTCGTCCGCAGGCTGACCGCCTTGTTGCTGAACCTGTTGCAAGTACGCAACTGCCGCTTGTTCGCGAGCCGCGATCTGTACATGTTCCATGACGTGCTTCTGGACAGCAACCGCGACCGGAGGCATACCGCCCACAATAGGAGAAGTGCCGAACAACAAGTGAGCCGTGATGTGCGCCTGATGGTTTTGACCTTCAAACGCTTTTAAAGGCAACATGTCTAGCGCATTAATGTTCTCTTGCGCCGGATCAACAGGCTCATCCGTATCCGAAGGTACAGACTTTAATAAACGGTCTGTATCTGTAACCCCTAAAGCGTCGTACATATCGCTAAACACTTCGTGCATGTTGTGTATCTCAGGAGCCTGAGAAGCAAGTTGCAGTTTGGTTTGCGCTAACATAATACGTTGAGACTGACTAAATACATTAGGGTTGCTGACAGGTATAACGTCTACACGCCCATCAAAGTCTGTGCGCATAACTGTTTCGTCGCCACCCGGGACTGAGTACGGATATTCTTGGGGTAAACTTTCAGACATGACCCGCGCCAAAATCTTAAACTCTTGACGCATTGCGTAGTGCAAACGTTTATGCACAGCACTCATGACCCTTGAGCCCTGTTCCATCATTGCCATAGTTGTGCCTACAGCCGCTTGTTGGTTACCATCACCCACTTTTAAGTCAGTAATCGTCGCGAAACGCTGACCGGCTTGGACCACAAAACCCAACAACTGAAACAGTGTCTGATCAGGCCCCTTGAAAGGCAACGGCATAAGGCTGTCACGAATAGCCCCTCCGGGAGCATCCACGTCGCGGAACTCACCGGGTTGTAACGGATCATCGTCGTCTCTGATGCGTAGTCCGCGGGCTTTGAAACCCGCTGGGAGATTGGACAACGTACCGGCGTCGATCAACTGTCGCAGTGCCGAAGTGGCAGTTCGTGACAAACCGCCAATAGTGTGGATTAAGCCTAAACCGTAAAAACCAAAACCCGGTAAG